AGGGTATCACCAGGTGATGGATCTATTAGTCTGTGTGGATCTGTAGTTGCAGAACCAGAAATACCCCCACTAAACGCAATTACATTACTCTTTTCGTTTGCTCTTCCACCATCAATAAATGCTAACTCATCAATCTCAAATGTAATATATAATGATTTAGTTTCTGGATTCCAATCATATACTCTAGCAATTTTGTTTGATGCATTTGGTGTAGTTCTATTTACTCTATCTGAAACTTGGAATTGATATCTAGAGATGCCAAATTCATCATCAGCCCCCACATCAAGAATTAACTTTTGATCGTATCTAAAGTTAATTCCTCTATTACAACCAGTAAAACTTGTTGCTGTTTTACCAGTATAATTTATAATTTCTTTATTTAAGAATAAACTTCCAGAACCTGGAAATGATCCTGTACTCTCAACAAAGATATCAGTATCTGATGGTTGTACATCTTTAATTAAACCAGTAAGACTTTTAATTGATGAATTATAACTCTGTCTATTTCTCACCTTTCTTGATAATTTAGTTTGTCTAGCAAAGACAACTTCTGGTTCACTGGTATATTTACCACCCCTATCAAGGAGTTGAATTTGTGATAGTTCACCAAGATTTGTTTTTGCTACTGCTTTAGCACCAGAACCACCACCACCAACTAAGAGAACTAGTGGATCTGTCTCATAAAATTCTCCAGGATTCTCTACTCTAATTCTCTCAATAACACCAAATTCATCAACTTCAACCACACCTTTTGCACCAGATCCAGTTCCACCTGTTAATGAAATAACAGTGTTATTTGGGAGATATTCTCTTCCTTCATTGATAATGGATAAACCAGTAACAAATCCAGTGATTGGAACTGCAGTCGCACCTTCACCTCCACCCCCTCTAATTAATGCGGTAGTTTCTCCAAAATAACTATCACCCTGTGAAGATAATTGTATGTATTCAATTTCACCAGTTAAATTTCCCTCTAAATCTTTTTTAATAAAGACTTTCCCTTGAGCACCAAATGGTTGCCCTTCACCCAACGTGGTTGGATTTGATCCTTGAATCTCAATACGGAGTGGATCATAACCATAACCAGGGTCTATAACATCAACTCTAACTATTTTTCCATCTTTAATAACTGGACGAAGTTTTGCCTCTTCTGATGGAATTCCAGCATTACCAATTCTTAATAATGGAGGTCTATTAGCATCGTACCCAGACCCACCATCTTCTACAATGACACTATCCACCCCCAATAAATCATTAAAGATGGGTGTAATTCTTGCTCCAGATCCAGGTACTAATGCCATTAATATTACCTCTATATTCTATATTTATTTGCTAAACTTCATTCTCACTCTTGGGTATGCTTGCCCTTGAGTTCCTCTGACACTTTCATTTTTCCTTGGATATACTTCACCAGTAAATTTACGTGTTGGATTATAGAAAAGATATCTATTATATGAATCACCTAAAGATCTATAAGGTGATTGACTTGCTGGTGTTGATGAGCTTGGATATTGACCAATTTGATTATCTTTTGAATTATTAATTATCCAGTTTTTGGCATCAGCTTGCCTCATACCTTGATTATTCTCTAATGTACATGCTAAAATACCAGCAACTTGTGGGGATGACATGCTAGTTCCTGAAATTGATCCAAGCAAATACCCCCGACCATCATTAACTAATGTAATACCAAACTCACTTGCAGCCGTACTATCATACACTGCAGAAATAATATTACTTCCTGGACCCCAAATATCTACTCTTTTTCCCCAGTTACTAAAGTCACTTTTAGTTTCATTTGCATATGTACCAATAGATCCTACACAAATAACACCATCTGCAGCACCAGGGGATGACCCCTGTGAGTGGTATAGTGTTCCATAAGTATTCGTTTGGATTCTATTTGTCCAATCTGATGATGTGCTAATAGTACAGTTCCAATATGAATTTCCAGCAGAGGATACGACAATTAGACCATCATCAATAGCATCTTGAATATCAGCATCTAATGCAGCATATCTTGCGGGAATTCTATAAAGATAAGGTGATGCTAACCCAGATGTTGGAACTGGGACACCATTTGCTTCTAAAATAGAAACAACAGTTGATGTTGCTAGACCAGTTAGTGATGTAGTTGCTCCCCTATACGTAACCGAAGTAACATTAGGTAGGGTAACGTTATTATATGAGTATCCCCAACTATGATTAGTTACTGTTGGATTTCTTCTACCTGTAACTGGATTAAGTGGTTTGTTCTTATGCCATGCTCTAAGGTAATCAAATAGATATAGTTCCCAATCTGGTCCTGGTGCACCATCCCCAACATAGTTAAATTCCATATTATAAATGGTAGAATTTCTTGCCCATCCTTGGGTATTTCCAGCAACAGTTCCAGCAACATGAGTACCATGATTACTAGAAATATCACTATAATCATATGCTGTTGTATATGAGTAACCAGCATATTCACCATACTCAAACCAATCAATTTGGTTTACCCTACTACCACCACTCCCATCTGCATTTACTGCAAATTCGGCATGGTTTGGGTTGATATGTGCATCCACAATAACAACATCAACATTCTTACCTGATGATGTTGTCTTTACAGTTGCAGCCTGACTTGTAGTTGCATCGGTTCCCCACCCAGATCTTTGGGATCCTTCAGTACACCTGAGAAGACCCCATTGTTTTTCTGATGATGAGAATGAAGTGGACTTCTGAAATTGTGCAGTTTGTGACCAAAATGGTGTTACTTCTAAACCTAGTTCTTTAGGTAATAGTTCAACTGCAAGAACACGTTCATCATGTCTAACTTGATCTGCTTCTTCCTCTGTTAGAATGTAATGTGTATTTCTGGAGATATTTCTTCTCATTGAACACTCTACTTTTCTACCTGGGATAGTGATACTACCACCAGGTGTTTCCATATCTTCATAGAAATTATCTAGGTCGTCAAAACTTTTTAATGTTACGATATATTCTTTCATCATGCCTCTAACTGTAAGAGTGTGAGTGATACTGTAACTGTGTTTGGTGATCCTGATTTATTAACAACTTTTAAGTAAATATTTGATCCTGGAGTTGAATCATTATTCCATCCAAATACAGCTGGAGTCATAATTTGTGTTTGTGGACCTGATGTAATAACTTCAGCAATAACACCAGATCCATTCAATGGATCCTCATCTTCAGTTCTAGCATAGTCTGATGATCTACTTGTTGTATCTGTGTATACAGTTACCCATGCAGCAATATTAGTTTGAATCTTCAAAATGGCATAGGATTTAAATCCTGTCACTTCGGTATATCCAATACCACCATTACCTAACACTGTAGTTGTTGTTGAAACTGTGGTTCTTGATGATAATCCAACTAATTGTTGAGAAAGTTCTTCATAATCCGCAACTCTCTTCCAGTTATTATCGTGAGAATAGTATAGTCTTCCAGTTGAAGTTACCTTCGCAAGCATTCCATTTTTGGTTCCAGCAACTGGTAAATTGGGAATGTCATTATATACAGCCCAATTTAAATCTGATGCATTACCAGTTGTTGCAATGTTTGCTAAACTTGGTTTGTTTAGTATGCTTGCAACACCAGATAATGCATTCCAATCTGATTGTACTTGTGCTGGTGGAATTGCTGGTAAGTTAGTTAGTTCACTGTAATCTAATACAGATGGAACATAATTTTGTCCATTTGATCTTAATATTTTACCAGCAGTAACATCATCAATACTAACTTGTAAGTTAGTTCCATTCCCTAGAGCAGCATATAGTTCGTCCACCATCGAATTTAGTTTCGATGCACCGAACCTTAAACTATCACCAGTACCATCATTAGGTGATGTGCCAATATTTAAAGACTGCTTTGACATGATACCTATTCTTTTTCCCTTAGTATTTATGTTTCATCCCAAGTTACTTGGGTATTATCTAGTTTTGCTTGATCACTATCAAGTTGTGGACTAAATCCTGATGGTAGATCAGGAACTAGATTATCAACTTCAACGGTTGGATATACATACCCAGAACCACCATCGGAAACATCAACTCTGTATACACCAACCCTTGCAATAATTTGACCATCAAATCC